CTGTTCAATCATTAGTCGTCGTAAACTTTACACTCATCAGCATCCGGATGATTATCGCAATAAACTTCAAGATGTTGATCCTGATGTCTAGTGTGCCAATCATTTATCTTACCATCATTAGTTTCAACTACATCATTCTTATGATACTCATCATAATACGCATGAGCAGATTCTAAATCTTCCTTGGTATATTCGTGCATCCCATGATTGACATGCTCCTTACCATCTTCCTCAATGTAGACTTCGTGGTCTAAGTCGTGCTTAATTTCTGTCATTAGTTTAGTCCTTAAAAGGTATACGTCCAAAAGTATCACGTACTAGAGTCAAACTTGTATAAGTATCTTCTCTAGTGATTCTATGGCATAAACTCGCTATCATATATATGCCGCCAGTTTCCTTATTTACTTTTTTGTTATGTTCCACTGTCATGGTGGGAAAATCACAATAAATTAAGTCACCGGCTCGCAAGCTAAAGTCTCCTGCAATCATAACATTAGTTTTAATCGTAAACAACTGGTTATATCTCATAATAGACTGAACCATGGTATTAGCAGCATCAAATGTTGGCAATTCCGGATTATTCTTCCATGTTTCCAACTGCTCCTTAGGAGTTTTACCTGAAGGAAGCGTTCCCACATCCAATATATGAGTCATCAATCGTGAAGGACCCTTTCTATATGCTTCATGAATCCACCCCAAATCCTGTTTACCAGCATTCTTAACTTTACCAATCTGCTTACTAATATTATAGTCTCTCACCTCATATTTCATTGCATAGTAATCAAAAAAGATACTACGATTAGCATAGATTCCAAAATTCAAATTCTGTTCAAGATCAATATACCTATCAATACTAGCTGATAAAATCTTCCCATCATATCCCTCTACCTCATCAGGTTTACCTGTAATAATATATCTCTTAAGAGGCTCTCCATCCAGGATATAATCTATAGATTTAAAATGATATCCATCATAATTCTCAAAGAAAAAGTATCCTGCTGCTCCCCCAATACTAGATTTACCATCTACAGTTAATGCAGGAATTGCTTTTTTTGCTAACCAACTGCACACATAAAATGGTTTCTTATCGTTACCAATAAAATTATAAGGAATAGCACTCTCGTCAGCATAAACAGGTTTCTCTGTTTGTATCCCACCCTTCTCAGTAAGAATCTTTGTTACATTACTACTAATCCTTCCATTATATCTCTTAAGAACTCTGGTCTGATTATTAGCAAGATGTTCCCTAGGACATAACTCTATAGTATAGATATCTTTTTGAGTACCTGGATCTATATTGTTTATCTTATTAACGTATAAAGCCTTCTCATTTTTAAAAGATAATTGATTGGGTACACGCTGATTATCCTCTATATCTAATAACACCTCTTCCCCTCCTCTCACAGGAAGATTATCCAAAATTCCAAAAGGGCCAATATCTTTCTTATCAGTAAGACCAGTCTCCATGATGGTGGCTCTTACTTCTATACTAGGATTAAAAACATTTTCATAATAGAAAATATCCTGCACAACCGCCGAAAAATCAATAGATTTTGATTTATCTGGAGAATTTATAAGGAACTTGGTAATATCACCAGCTCTAGTAGCACTATTTGCAGTCATTATACCTTAAATAATTCGTAATTGTAGAGATTATTTGCTACCTCCTTAGTATTATTTACTATAGGAATAGGAAGTATTTTAACCACTCCTTCACCTCCTCCTCCCGATGAAGGTGCTTCCTGCTTAGACATAATAATATTAGTAATTCCTCCTCCTTTTTCATAAGAAGCATGAGTATCAAGTCCTTGAGAAAGTTGACGTGCTTTAGCAGCACCTCTACCCATTTGTCGTTTCTTTGGAGTACCTTTTTTAATAGACGAAGGTACAACGGCATTACTTTGATTAGATCCTGATTCTTCACCTCCGGTCCATTTGGGATCTAATGTTACACCTTTTCTAGCAGACTCAGGTACAGTAACCGACACCTTGCCGTCTTGTGTCGTCTCCGCATCTCTACCTTCTTTGGATTTTTCCACAACATTACCACCTACTTCACTAACATCCTCCACTATCTTCTTAGATCCCGATGCAACATTCGTAAAAAATTCTCCAGTTTTCTTAGCAGCTTCAGGCCCACGTTCCGTAACCGCTTTACCTGCGCTCTCAGCATCAACCTTAAATTCACCTTTACCCCCAACTAGTTTCCAGAGAGCATTTATTTTTTTCATAAGACCATCAAATCCTTCCTTAACGGGTTTTAATTTTTCACCCATCTCCTCTAAATTCTGCTTAACAGTCTTGGTATCAGGTTCTTCAACTCCTAATAATCTTGCACTCCAATCAAGGACAAACCGAGATATCCATTTAAGGAAATCCCATGTTCCTTTAGCCCAAGGTTCTAATGCTTCCCATAATTTTTTTAAAGTCTCAACTGCCTTTTTATATGCTGCAACTATACTATCCCACTGCTTAAGTATATAAAGAAGAATAGATCCAATTACTACATTTTTGATAAACTTCCCCATAGCATCAAAGGTTTTTTTCATCCCCTTAGGAACCTTAGATGCTAATCCCCTTATAAACTTAGATCCACTTTCTAATACTCCTTCTCTTGTCTTCCTTTGTCTCTTCGTATCTTGTAGACGGGCATCCTTAATACTCTGCTGCTCACCTTTTAACATACCCAGAATTGCATTATCAATATTATTCAGTGCATTATCAATAACTGGATTTCCTGTCGATCCCCCTGAAGAAGAAGGTCCTAATTTACTAGATGTAGATTCACCAGATCCTCCACCTCCTCCTTTTCTCGCTTTCATTTGTTTCCGAATCTCTTTCACATTCTTCATCATATTCTTCGCCATCTTTTTGCCAGATTTAGCACCTCTTCTCAGACCCTTTCCTGCTGCCTTAACCGCAGATCCAGCTGCTTTCTTAAGCGCAGATCCAGCTACTTTTTTAGCAGCCATTTTGCCAACAACCATCGCTAGTGGTAATGCCATATTAATTCACCGCCCCTAAAATAAATCGATTACCAATATTTCCACTCTCCGCAGAAAAACTTGGAACATTACTACCACCTCCTGATCCTGAACTAGCTCCACCTTCACTTGAAGTATCACCTAAAGGTAAGAAATTAACACTACCCTCACCACCTAAAGGTTGGTCTATGTTTCGTGAAGTAACCTTCGTCTCACCAATATTTGCTGGAGATGATGAAGGAATAGAAATCTGAGCCCCTTTAGATGCAGCCAGATTAGAATATTTGTTCAGAACCTCAGCTTTCTTTAATTGAACTTCCGCCCATAATTCCTTTTGCTCCGTTGTTCCATGTTTCTCTACACTACCTCCTCTGTATCTTGATCCCTTACTAATATTAACCATGCCAGTATTACTTATCCCACTAGCATTTAATTTCTTATTCAAAGCATTTACGTCCTCATCTTGCTTCTTCTTAAGAGCCCACAATCTTTCACGTTCTGCTTTTACCTCTTGGAATATTTTTTCTTGCTCTTCACTTCTTACTCCAACCTTCCTTCTACGGTTAGTAATCATCCCTCTCTTATCCATACCAGCATCTATCAACCTCTGATCAAGTTCTGAGTGTTTTTGACTAAACGCTTCACCCCCAGTAAACTTATCCCTGATTTTCTTCCCAACCCATTTAGCACCCCTGGCAACTGCCCAAAGAGATGCTATTGCTCCTGCCGCTACTCCCATCCATGCCAGTGCTTTACCTATAACTGCTATAATAGGTCCAAATACTGCTACTGCACCAATTAATGCAAGAACAAATGTTCCCACTGCTGCTAAAACAGGAAGTGCAGCAACCGCCAATATTCCTCCCAAAATTAATTTTGCATTATCTTGTAGGGTTTTTATCAGACCTTCCCATTGGGAAGCATCCAAACCTTTCAACCACTCCATCAATCCCAAGACTGCAGATCCTGCTACAATATTACCAAAAAAGGTCTTAGCAGTATCAAAAATCCCAGTGAAAGGTGCTTTTATTGCACCTAATACTCCTCCGACTCCACCTCCACCAGAACTCTTTTTCTCTTCCTTTTTCTTCTTTTCCTTTTCTATACCCTCTTCTCGATCTCGTCGCCAAAATCTCAATCGGAATCTCTTATTCTCATTATTTGATTTTTGTTGAGCTGCACCCAAACCCTTCAAAGCTGAAGCAATACCGTTCAACCTTTCTGCAAGAACCTTATTATCAACACCCTCACCTTTAAGCTTCTTATCAACATTCTCCTTCCGAAGTTTAAGTATTTTTGTTATCTGCGTAATCTTTTTTGCATTAACATCAGAATTCTTCTCTACACCAATTACTCTAGCAAGAACTTTCCTCTGCACCCCAATATTTTCTCCCATTCTTTCATGGGTTACAAAAGGTGTTGCTTGTGATTTTTCTCCTACTGGTCTGGGCAAATCCATTAACTTGCTTGTTGTTGCTGCTGTTTGAGTTTTTCTTCTTCAAGATGTTGTTGAAGAAGACTCACATAGATGTCTCGTTCCCAAGGAATAAGATTTTCTATCTCTGTTAAGCTATATTTATGGTACTGCATCAAGGCAAAGTTAATCTTATAGTAATTCTCTAGATCCATATGGACTAGAGCTATCCGAAAAAACTGGATAATCCCTCCAGTACGACAGTACTTTTTACCTTAGTATTTGGATTAGTAATCTCCACCTGATGAGATAACTTAGGCATAGTGCTAAAAAACTGTTCGATTTCTTTGAACTGCTTACTATTCATCTGCTCTAAGAAATCTACAATCTCTTTATGAGTACAATCAGAAGTAGACCACACTTCTTCCTCATTATAAATTTTATCAATACAAGCAGCAATCATATCAAATGATTGCTCTACTTGATTTCCTTCCTCAAAATCAAAATTCTTACTAATAAATTGTTCTAATGAAGGATACTTCAATTCCATCATTAAATTCTCATCTAAAGCAACTCGCCGCTCATGATCTTCTGATTTCTGTACTTCTATATCATCAATGTTAATTATGACAGGAACAGTAGTTTCTTCATCATCTGGGCAAATAAGATTAACCTCAATTTCCTCACCCACTGATTTGCCACGAATATTAAGGAAGATATATTCGATGTCAAAAGTAGGAAGTTGTTCTACTTTAATTCCTCTGGTTTTAATACAACTCTTTAATACTGCTTTAATTGCATTTGTTATCTGTTTAGTATCCTCACTCTCCAAAGCAAGAACTAACAGTTTTTCTTCTTTAACAAGGAAAGGTCTGTATCTAATCTTCTTCCCTGATGACGGCAACTCCAATTCATATGTAGGAGTCGCAATGGTTGGTAATGGCATAATATCTTATAAAAATTCAGTAAGGTTATTTATCAGTCAATTGTAGGAGGTGGAACTTCACTTCTAGTCTTAATATAACGCATATAGTTAAATGATGCAGTATAACTTAAAACTGAACTTGCATCATATGAAACTGGTGTTGGGGAAATACTAATAGGAAAAGCCCCAATAAATTGATAAGTTAAATAATAACCTTGTGCATCCTTTTCAAATTTTGAAATGTAAAGATTATCAGTTTTATAATTACGAGGATAATTCATCCGATAGTAACGACTCCTACTAATATACTCATCATTAGTAAAAGTAGTTCCCTGACCTGTTATATAATTAATCCATCCTTCAAAGAACTGTATAATATTATAATCCTTATCCACCATAAATGTAAAGTCAAGTCTGTCATCAAATATTTTTCGATATGCCATCTTCTCAGTAACACCAGGATAATCCATGGTTACATCATGGGTTGCCAATGATTGACCAGGCAAACTTGCACTACTACACAATAACTCAATATCCAACCCATCCTCTCCATAATCAAAATCAGGATCAGAGTTACTTAAAAACCCTCGCACTGGAGCCGGTGGCTGCATCTTAATCTGATATACAGAAGTCTGAGCAAGATTTAATATTCTACTTTTTATCGTAGAAGTACTGACTCTATTTGGCTTTGGACCTGCCATCTATAAATAATTTTACTTTATATATTATGTATGGCTGAAAGTATAAAGAGTTTATTTAAACCAGCAAATCCCAAGAAATATACAGGCAATCCACGTAATATTATTTGTCGAAGTTCCTGGGAAAGAAGATTTTGTAATTGGTGTGATATTAATGAAAGCATTATAGAGTGGGGAAGTGAAGAATTTTGGATCCCATATCGTGCTCCAGATGGTAAAGTTCGTCGTTACTTTCCAGATTTTCTCATCAAAGTAAAAGAAAGTACAGGTGAATTAAAAACATATGTTATTGAAGTTAAACCTAGAAAGCAAACCCTCAAACCAAAACCAAGAAAGAAAGTGACTAAATCCTACCTCTATGAGTGTAAAACCTATGAGGTTAATAAAGCAAAATGGAAAGCAGCAAGAGAATGGTGTGCTGATAGAAAAGTTGAATTTAAAATCGTTACCGAAAAGGAATTAGGAATTAAATAATGGGAAGAAAGACTCTAAAACAAAGAAGAGATAGAGATTTAGACAGAGCGTTAGAAAGACAACAGCTTGAGACTTTTGGGTTGGATGAAACTCTCAACCCTAATGATAGAGTAGGACAACTCAGAGAAAAAATAGAAGGACTGACTGATCCAGAATCAATTATGCTGGAAATCATTAGTATCTTCCAAGAAACAGAAATTATCCCTGATGTGGGTAAATACTATACCTTTATATACATCCCTAAAACTAAAGACCTTGCTTTTGATAACTTCCCTCTTATTGCCTGTATTGACATCTTTAAGTGGGGATTCAGAGGAGTAAACTTCCACTGGAATGACTATAGAAATTACACCTGGCAAGAAGTAGCAGGATTTTTACATGTAATAAAAGAAGATGAAATAGAGTATTTAAAATCTATTCCGTATGGATATTTCCTTAGGACTGCTAAATAAATAAAAAGTATTATAATAGTGTCAGATTACACCACCTATACCACCGAGAATCCCTCTGCAACTGAGGAAAGTGCCTATGTAGATGGCGAAAAATTTCGTGTATTAACGGATGATGATACCAAAACTCTTTTTAACTTCGATACGGGTGCGAAATTTGGAGATTATAATCTAGATAACGGCATATTTAATGGTACAAGCGCAGAGAATGATGCATCTTTTATTAACAATGAAAGCGTTTGGACTAATAGTGTAGGTCTAACAAATAATACTGTAAAAAACAGTACCCAAGAAAAAAGCCAAAAAGAGTCAACTACAAAATATACAGTTGTTGGTGTAAAAGACAAAAGACAAGGAACTTTATGGAGTGAAAAAGCATTCTCCTCTAAAGGTAGAACTCTAGTTTATCCAGAAGATCATGCTCCCGAACAATATGATTTTATAAAAATTACTCCTATTGAATATGTACCCGCACTAGGATCAGAGAATTTTGGAAAAAATACCACCTCCCCATATACTACTGCTGATATGAGTTCAAGTGAATGGTTTGGTTTTGAAAGTATAAAAAGTCGTTATCAACGAATAAAAAGAGTAGGTTCTACCATGTTCCTACCAATGGTCCCAGATATAGCTGAATCCAATGCAGTAGGATGGGGTGAAGACACACTCAATCCTCTCCAAGCAGCAGGAGCAAGACTTGCCTTTAATGCTATCGGAACAGCAGGTGGAGAGGGCAAACCTATAGAAGCAGTTAAAGACTTCATCGGACAAGGTGGAGAAGTAGCAAAGGCATTCATCAATACTCCCGGAATGGGTGATTTTATTAAAGCATACTTTGCAGGTAAAGCAGTTAATGCAAACCTCTTAGGAAGAGCAGGTATCGTTGTTAATCCAAACCTTGAAGTTCTCTTTACTGGTCCTCTCCTTAGAACTTTTAATTATAATTTCAGATTTACTCCACGCACAGATTCAGAAGCACAAACAATAAGAACTATCATCAAAGTTTTTAAGAAAACAATGGCACCTAAGAGAAGAGGTAAAGTTTTCTTAGATGTTCCTTCTGTTTATAAAATAAAGTATGTTTATAATAGTGAAAGAGATGATCACCCTTTCTTAAATAAAATTAAACCATGTGCATTATCTAATTTTAGTGTGCAATATGCTCCTGATGGAAGTTATATGACCTATGATGATGGTTCAATGACCTCTTATAATGTAAGCATGTCATTTAAAGAACTAGAACCTATCTATAATGATGATATTAGAGATGTTGATGCAACAACCACAGGATTCTAATAATGTCTAGACCATATTTCCAACAAGTCCCAGATCTCCTCTATCCTAATAGGGCTGCAGGAGAAAAAACTATATCCAACTATACTAAAGTTAAAAATCTCTTTAAAAGAGGAAAACTAAGAGAGGATATCTATTCCAACCTAGCATTTTTCACAAAATATCAAGTAATAGGAGATGAAAGACCAGATAATGTTGCAGAAAAAGTTTATGAAGATCCTACTCTAGATTGGGTGGTTCTCTTAGCAAATAATATTAACAATATCCAAACTGAATGGCCATTAACCGAAAACTCCTACCATAATTTCTTAGTTGAAAAATATGGAACAGAAGAAAAATTACAAGAAACTCACCACTATGAATGTACTGGGGTAAAAAATACTAGTGGTTCAATTATAGTAAAAGAAGGAATAAATGTTCCTGTAGGATTTGCTGTTACTTATTTTGATTCATCTTTAAGTACATCAGTAACTGAAACTAATATAACCAAAACAATTACTAACCTAGAATATGAAAACAGAATTCAAGACGCAAAGAGAAATATTTTCTTACTAAAACCACAATATCTGAATGTAATATTCAATGACTTAGATAGTATAATGGAATATAAAAAAGGTTCCACTCAGTATGTGAGTGAAACCCTTAAGAGAACAGAGAATATTAGACTTTATTCTAACTAATTACTCTGCAAGTTTTTGGAAGTAACTGAGTGCATCGTCTTCATCTGCTGAAGATGAATTGACTGCAGCGGTCACTGTTTGTTCTGCTTTACTCGCAAAATTTGGAGTATAAGCACCGCGACCTTCACTCTCATCCTCAAGTTCCTCATCATACACTTTACGTGCAGGAGGTTTAGCACCTAAGACATAATCAAGTCTCCGCTTCAAATCCTCATAGGACTTGAATTGATCTGGAGCAGTTACAGCAGCAAGAGAATACTGCTTCTTCCATAATGCTTCTAATGCATCATCATCTTCTAGAAGTGGTGCTGGTGCATCGAACTCTGACTTGTCATAGTTCCAATAACCATCCTTCTTAACGATCTTCAACTTGAAGTTAGCACCCTGCCAGAAGTCAAAGGGATTAATCGCTTCTTCATCTTCAAATTCTGGTTGCATTGCTTCCAGGATCTTATCGTGAATCTTCTTACCATACTTGTAAAGAAATACTTTACCCTCATTCTGAGGATTAGTAGGATCTTTTACAACGTAGATGTTACTATAAAAAGAAAGCTTGCGCTTCTGCTTACGAACAACATCCTTGTCAGATTCATTACCACTATTCCAGAGTTCACGATTGTGCTCTGATACAGGATCCTTACCACCAGTAGTAGTTAAAGAGTTCTCAATATACCAACCACCAGGGCCTTGGAATGCATGTGAATACAACTTTGCCCAGGGAATTTCTTCACCTTCTGGTGCAGGAAGGAAACGAATGACAGCAAAACCGTTACCAGTTTTGTCTACTTCTGGTTTCCAAAGACGCTCATCTGCGCCTCCTCCTGTATTGTTCATCTTCTCTACTTCTTTGACTAACTTCTGGGTCAGTGAACCAAGAGAAGATTGCTTTTTAAGGTCTTTAAAAGACATTAGATTACCTCGGATTTGTTAGATTTGGCTTGTGTGTACCTTGTTATTCTACTAGGAAGAACTAGTCCTGTCAATCTGCTGACGTAAGGTATTCAGCATATGTGTCATATTACCAAATAAGACATTCATATCAACATTCCCAGGCAGACCCATTGCAGCTGCACCTTTACAAATTTCTTCTTTCATCTTTTTCGCTTGAGGATCATCAGAAAGACTCAGACGAGTATAAAGAATTTGTTGTTTACTTAATAGTTTTTCGAGTAAATCAACATGATATTTTTGATCTTCCGCACTTAATTGAGGAAATGCAAAGACATTACTATAAACTTCTTCTTGAAGTTCAGCAATTTCAGTCATTTCCGCACGGACCATTTCAGAATCGAAAAAACTCATAGCACAGTTTCTTTTAGGATCTTTTTATAACGGGGTACATCTATATTTAGGAAAGGACTATATTTTTTAATCTTGCGGCTTACGGTTTCCCACACGGGGTCATTCAGCTTTTTATCAAAGTCCTTTCTATACTCAAATATTCTATCACAGATTACAAGCGTTTCAAGGGAGGTTTTCCCACCAAGATAATTTTTCAAAATAGGAGGATGTCCGCTAGAACAGTCAAATACCTCATTTACCTTATTTTCACCAAAAAGGGAATTTGCCTCTTCTTTGAAAATATAGGAAAGTGACTGAATTTTCTTTTTCCAGTCCATATAGCGTCCTTCCCCTTCTTTGATCATTTCACCAATCCACATAGTTCCGGGATCTGTCGTATATACGAAATTAGAGACAAAAAACTCTTCTACCTCTTTATCGTTTTTTTGCCGTGCGAACTTTTCAAACCAAAAACGGTCCT